GGGGTTTCGATTCCTGCTGGCGTGGGGATTGGTGGGTTGATCACTGGTTTCACTGTGACTACTGGTTTGGTTATCGCCTACCGCGTTTAATGTCGCAGTTCCGATCCACTGGTGGGTTAGATGACGCGATTGCCGCCGATGGTGATCGTGGATTCTTTGGTGTGAACCAGAGATTGCAGCTGAACCAACTCCAGCCGGGTGAGGTAAGGGAAAGCCTTAATGGGCGCATGGAGGGCTTCTGGAGGCCGCGCAAGAGCGTGGTGTCTGTTAGCCCTGTACTGACTACTGGAGGCACTCCGTTGAACCTTCCGTTCCACATCCTTCCTAGCCCATTCTATTTGGCTATCACCGCTGTGTCGTATACCGCGAATGTGGTAACGATTACCGTGGTTGGACATGGGTTGACTATTGGGGTGGCTGGCAACCTTACGGTTAGCGGCATTACCTTTACTGGCACGGATAACAATGGCGTTAAGGCGGTAACTGCGGCTACCGTAGACACATTGACATTCCCTGTTACTGGGGTGACTGGCATTACTGGCACAAGCTCTCCAAGGATTACCCAGATCGACATCAACGATGCCGCCGCCAGCGATGTGTTGGCATCCTGCATGTTCTCTGACCCTAACGAGTCCAACAAGGAATACATCATTGTTGCGCTGGAGACTCTGGCGAAGAAGATCGACCTTTCCACGACACCTTACTCAGCAACGACTATCCCGTATCCCGTGGGAGCCACCGTTGGTAGTAGCTGCGACATGCTGCAGTGCTTCGACAAGGTGATGATCATGCGGGATGGGAAACAAGCTCTTGAGTGGTATCCTAATGGCAGGGCTATTCTTTCTGCGTCATCCAACGCGACCGCTAGTCCAAATACCGTGGTGACAATGAGAGTTCGTGAACACGGACTTACGGATGGGTCATCCGTGGTAATTGCAGGACTAACTGGTGGCACTCCTCCAAATGGGACATTCACAGTAGAAACAATTGTTGATCAGGACTCATTTACCTTTGTGGCATCTGGGATTTCTACTAGCACCACATTTGTAACCGCGGTAGCCACCATGACTGATGGGTTTACCCTGTCCCCCGGTGGTGCTTATACCCAGCCACAGACTTTTAACTCTAGCGGTAACAATGTTTCCGTAGCGAATGGTTTGGTTTCGTTAAACATCACAGGAAACACCACAGTTTTTGCTGGAGATATTATCGTTATTTATGAGACAACCATCCCAGAATTTACGGCGATTGTTGGCAAACAGTTCCAAGTTACATTTGCCAGTACAACTAATATCAAGTTTTACGCTCCAATCGCTAATATAACAGCAAGTGGTAGCACAGGGCAGGTGGAGTTTGGTGGAAGATTTACGGAAGGCGGTGGTTTCATGCACCAACCCGGTGCGCCTTGGGCTACCTACTTCCAGCGCAGATTATTCGTGCCATTCTACTATTCCCAATCTGGCACTTTTAGCGCACCAGTCTACACTAGCAGGAAAATTTCCGACGAGATCGCGGTTTCCGACTTACTGGACACTACGACCTTTGACCAAATCGAGAACCAGTTCCGTATTACTGGTGGTACTGCCGACTATGTGGTGGCGATGCACGGGTTTTATGACGATTCTTTGGTGGTATTGAATCGCAATAGCATCCACCTTGTGTCCCAGACCCAAGGAAGCCTGTCTGACACCGTGGTAAAGGAACTTACTGGTGAGGTTGGATGCTTGGCTCGCAAGTCCGTGGTCATGCAGGCTAATAACCTGCTATTTTTGGCCGACGAGGGAATTTACGGGCTTACCTTCCTTAACGATTATAACCTTCGCGGCACGGAGGAACCACTTTCCAAGAACATTCAGCCGTATATTGACCGCATCAACAAGGATCTTGCTGGTGAATCGGTAGCGGTTTACTTCAATAACCGCTATTACATTGCAGTCCCGCTGGATTCTGTGGCTGGAGGTGGTGATGCGCGTGGGAACAATGCGGTTCTGATCTACAATTTCTTAAATAAAGGCTGGGAATCGCTAGATACCTACGGGGATTCTAGGTTTCTCATTAAAAACTTCATCACGGCAAGTGCTGGTGTTCGCAACAATCTTTATGCCGTTAGCGCAAATGGTGGATTGCACCAGATTGACGCCTCCGACTCGTCCGAAGACCGCTTAAGCGTTACAAATGAAGACGCGAGCGTGGTCACCTCTGCTATTAACTCGTATGTTACTAGTCGTGGGTACGACTTTAAGACCCTTGAGCGCAAGAGGTTCACAGACGCACAGGTTCAAATGCAAGCACTTGTAAATGAACAAGCTGAATACAACATCGCTTTTGCCGCTGAAGACCCAGACTCGTCAGTAGACATTGGAAGCACTACAGCATTCCTTGGCGGAACCCCGCTTATTGCTAATGGTGTCGGTGAATCTGAAACCGCAAGCATCCGCTGCAGACTTGGGGGGATTCGCGGTTATACTGGGACTATCACATTGACAAGAACTATCGGTTCACCTAAGATCCACTCTATTCAAGTGGCGGGTTCTATCACTAACAGACAAATTCTATCACAAAAATAATATGGGCGTTGTAAATACAACCTACACATTTTCTGGGACTGACACAATTACCAGTGCCAAGCTGAATAACATCATTGATGATACGACATTTACCAGCGATGCAATCCAAGGAACTACCTTGCAGGTTGTATCTCCGGGTAAACTTGCCGTGTCTGCTGGTGGAATTACCTCTAATGAGCTTGCGTCCAATTCGGTTGTAACTGCAAAGATTGCTGATTCCAATGTAACTACTGTTAAAATTGCCGATGCTAATATTACCCAAGCGAAAGTAGCTTCGGGTGTCGCAACTACCGGCCCAGCTTTTTTTGCTTATTTGAATACAAACCAGCCATGTCCTAATGATGGTTCAACAAGAGTCATTCAAATTAGCGTTGAGAATTTTGATACAAATTCATGCTTTAATACATCAAATTATAGATTCACTCCAAATGTCGCTGGGTACTATCAAATTAACTTATCAGCAAATATTGACGATGCTACTGTTGGTGATTTCGGGGATATTCTTTTTGCCATTAGAAAAGCAGCAGGATCTGCCGAATTTGCAATGAGCGGATCTGTTTTGATTCAAATGAATGGCACTTCAGATTATATTGAGGCAGTTGCAATCCATGGATTTGGTACTGCTGGTTCAGCTATTTTAGTTGGAGGCTCCAATAGAACCTACATGTCCGGGTTCCTAGCCCGCTCCGCATGACCCCACTAGAATCAACGATAGCACTTTATGAAGAAAATGATATTGAATAATCTCCCAGTTGCTTATCTGGTGGCTTTTGGTTTGCTAGTGAATTACTTCAACACTGGTAGTGGTGATGCTAATTATTGCTGGGTTCAACTTGCTTTAGCTGGGGCTGGGGTTGCCTCGTCCCTTCTCGGAAAAAAGAAATCTAAAGCTAAAGCCCCACCAAAGCCAGTAGACATATTTGCCCAAACTCCTATTTACGGCAAAGGTAAGAATAAGAAGAAGATCATTGGGTATGCGCCCAGCCAAGTTCAAAAGAGTTCTACTGGCATCTCCGATTACTACACCAACCAAGTCCCCGGTCTTACTGCGTTAAGTAGGGAGACAATGCGAAACCTGTCGCCAGAGCAAGCGGCTGCGGTGGAGAGGGCTGGACTGCAAGTAGGGGAGGCACAAAAACTTCGCCAAGGGTTCGGCCTAAATTTAGCAGATGCCATGTCTAGGTATGGTTCCGTGGTGGGTAACTATCAACCCACAATCTCGCAGGAACAAGCCAATCAGTTGTACGACACCTCGATGGCGCAGACGATGGCGCAAGAAGCCTTCAATCGTCGTGGGGCATTGTCGGGAGAAGAGCAACGAGCCGCTCAACAGCAAGCTAGGGAAGCCGCAGCAGCCTCTGGTCGCATTGGCGGAAACGCCGCATTTGCCGCAGAGATCCAAAACCGAGAAGCCGCAAGGGCAGCTAGGCGTGCCGAAGCAGCAAGCGCAGGTCAGATGGCGTATGGTCAAGGACTTGGGGCTTTGCAACAAAGGCTTGCAACTCAACAAGGTTTGTTTAGCCAGAACCTCGGCATTGGTGCGCAACAGGCGCAGGAAAGGCAACTTGGATTCAACCAATTCCTAACTGGTGAACAACAAAGGTCTGCTCTTTTGGATCAAGAAATGAGAGCCAACATGGCAGCATCTGGACTCGCCGAAGACTTCTACACAACCCCCGGACTCAACATGCTTGCAATGCCTCTTAACTTTGCTAATCAAGCGGCTGGAGCGGAGAATCAGTACAACAAGGACAAGTATGCAGTAGACGCTGCCAACCAACAAGCCAAAGCAAAAATGTTTAGCGATATTGGCAGTACGCTTATGGGTGCCGGGTTGAGTGGCGGAATGGGTACTAGCCTTGGCAACTTTGGTAGTTTCCTTGGAAGCGGCAACATGGGCAACGCATCCACAGCTTTTAGCAACATTGGATTGGGCGCACTAGGCCAACCGTTGAAAGCATACACAGTTTAAGATCATGGCAATTATCGCAGGACAAGTACAAACGCTTCCATACCAATACGGGGATTCATCCCAGATGATCCAATCCGCGCAGAATCTTGCGATGGCGGGATCACAGGGGATTGCCGATTTAACCGGGCAGGTTAAGGACTACTTTAAGCAGCAGGGTGATGCTAAAAAGTCAGCACAACTTGGGATCAAGATCGCGGAAGCCGCGAAGATCATGGATCCACAACAAGCACCCTACTACGACAACCTCATCTTCTCCATGAAGGACGAGAACACCCCCGTGCAGGTTCGTGGTGCGTTGGGTGCGAGTGTGCAAGACTTGCTCAAGCAGAATGTGAGTAGCCGTGCAGTTGCTGTGCAGGAAGCCCAGATGGGAATGCGCCCTGCGTATTTTGGCGGTGGAAGGCAGGCAGCTGCTCGACCAACTTATAGCACAAGTTCCATATCACAAGCAGCCAGTACAGGTCGCGGAGTGGATATGTCACAAGGTGATGCGGCATTGGCCGGGCAACCAAATCAAGGCATGACTCCTCCGGGGTCAGGTGCAACAGTAGTGCAAGGGTCTCCACCCGGAGCAAGCGTAAATCTTGATGCTGGAAATCTCAATTCCATGATCCAGCAGTTAGCTAAACTGCGACCAGTTTCACCAGAAGAAAATAAACAATAT